GTCTGTAATAGATGATGCTCCTCTTATATCGGCTTTGTGTGAGTAAGGATCATCACTATCGTTGGTAATGGATTGTTTGTTTATATGGTGGGTAGTAAGAGTAGTACAACCAATGTTAGCACTAATCATAGCGCAGTAAGATCCCCATAACTGCCCCGCCTCATTACTTTGTGACACACTAGCAGTTGTAAAGGCTTGAAGCGGATCAAAAGCAACCAGCTTTAAGTTATCTATGGTTTTTAATTCTTCTACTATCTCTTGTGCTTGTTCGGTAATGCCTTCTTCTTTTAATAATATCAATGGCTCTTTTTGATCTGGTACAGGGAATACATAGACATCGTTGTTGTGTTTAAAACGCTCGCCTTTTGGATCTAATAACTCAATCCTATGATGTATCTCAGTTAAATCATCTTCAGCACAAAATATAACACTACTACCATTCTCTTTTATTGGTTTACCCCACCAAGTACCACCTTTTGCAATAGAGATAGCTAACTGTATCAATGATAATGATTTACCCACGCCACCAGAACTGGCTAAGATACCTGGTTTTGCTAATGGTATGAAAGAATCAACCAAAAACTTTTGTGGCTCTGGCTTTTCTATTAGATTACGAATGGCATACTTTTTAATATTAAATTTGGATTCAGTAAGCTCTAATCTAACCTTATCTAAACCATGTTTTAAATATAAATCGTTGTAATCCCCTATCTCGCTCGGCAAACGCACGCATGAATTGGGAACTGCCCTTGCACACTCTTGCGCCTTCTTCTCTCCTACGCCAGACTCATCATTGTCTAACGCAATTATTATTCTAGCACCTGTGAGCTTGCGTAAATTAAGGGCAAATTGCAAACAGAAGTTTGCAGAGAAAACGCAAGCCACAGGAATTTTGGTAGCCTCATAAATAGTTGCAGAAGTAGAATAACCTTCAGCAATTATTATTTTATCTAAGTTAGGTAAGTCTTTTATCTCAGCTCCAACCAAAAATAAATTACCTTTAATCTCAGACTCAGAGGCGAATCTTTTTTCGCCATTTTTATTAATATATTGTAGTGATCTAATCGCACCTGTTATAGAATACACAGGCACGACCAACAGGTCTTTATGTTGCTTTAAACCATAACTTTTAACCTTTTTATTTGTGAGATATTCATGTTCAAGAACTTTTGTGTAAGACTCAAATCTAGCTTTTACTTTGTCAGCCATTTCGTTGTGCCTTTGTTTTTTAGTTTCGTTAGCCCTGTCTTTAGCCTCTTGCAACTTACGTTGTAAATCCTCACGTTCAGCATTAGACATAGTATAAGAATTAACGCTTGACCAACGCCCTTCAAACCCTGTTTTCCAATTACCATAAACAGCAAAGTAATTACCGTTTACTTCATTAACCACATAGAAACCAGATTTTTGTCCACCGCTATCAGCTTTCACGCCAGCAAGCTCGTTTACTGGTACCCTTACTATCTCACCTGTTATTTGTAAATAATCAATACGCAAGCCCTGAGCCTGCATCTCGTTAATTAAATCGTTTGTATCTTTGCCCTTTTGTTCCAGATTATTTTCTTCTGGAAAGTATTTCCTCAGATCCATGTTTTGCCCTTTCATCATCTTGTTTGGCTACTGCGTTAGCCCAATTCAAATATTCTCTCACTATAGAACTAAACACACGCTTTCTCTTTTCTCTATTCCATTCGTGTAATGCTCTATGGTGTTCCTCTCTTGATAACTTTAAATAGATATCTTTAGTTTGCGTGATAGCATATTCAACACCCTCATCATTGAGTTGTGCCTTGTTAGGTAATCGTTCATTTGTTCTTAGTTTTTCTAAATGTTCCATACTACAAGCTCCTAAATATGCTACCCCGTCAAAGTGTAAGTATGGCCCACATGGATTCTTGCAATACGCACACAATGTAGGCCGATACTTTTCCTTAAAAAGGAATCTCATCATCTTCTAATGTAGATTTCTTTTCAGTTGGTGCTGGAGTCGGTGCTTTTGAGCTGACTGGTTCCCAGTTTTTACCAAAGTTTTCATCGATTTCTAAGAACTTGTCATCCTTGTCATACCTTACAGGTGCTTTAACTGACTTGTCCATGAAATCATTGGGATGGTTTATATTATAAACCCCCATAGCTGATGCCATTTTTTTAAGAGAACTTCTACCACGTTTGACATTGCTTTCGTCATCGTGTTCAACACAAAAAGCATGACCAACCGTTCTATTAGTTTCTCCTATGGTAAAAATAATCTTCAACGCTTTCCAATTGTTTTTACCGTTTAATTCTTGAAACCCCGCAAAATGTAAATCATATATACCCGGCTCAAGTTTTGGCGCTGAATCTAAATCAGAACCTAAGTTATCAAAATCATAATTGGATAAATCCATTTTTTTCTCCTATTTTAAAAATTAACCCCGATCGTAGGAGCTGTAAGTATTAACATACTCATTTAACTCCTCGCAACCCACTATTATTTCAGCCAACATATCATAAGTTTCAGTAGGTAAAGAACTACGCTCATCAATATTGTTAAGCATAAGGTTTAACCTAGCTTTAACTTTGTTTATGTCACTTGAAAATGTATCTACTTCAGACATACTCACTTCAACATAGCCTCACGAATAGCTGACCATTCCATCGGCAATTCATCTGGTAAGTTATATCTGTTTTTAGCTAAGAAAGCTGGATCATTATTAGTATAGATAAGCCTGTCACCAGAAATAGTTTTCGTGGTCATACCGCTTTTACCTTGTACTTTAATAGTACCCAGTTTCTTCGCTGCAAAAAAGCACGCATCAGAATGTTCTAATAATAATGCCGCAGCCTTTTTGTGTAATTTAAGAGAGAACCTATCGTAAGCCTCAACTCTTGGATCTTCAACCTTTCTGACATCGCTATGACATATTTGAAATATCATCATACCTTTGTCTCTAAGTATATTGAGTTTTTCTATGTAGCTACCCCAATATCTTAAGGTCTCTGCATAGCCTTTTCCGTAACTTGGTTGATCGATTGATTGCCAATTATTATCAGCACAAACCTTTTCCCAAAGTAATCGCTCAAACCAATCAAGTGAGTCTACACAAACTGTCTTATAATCATGTTCCTCAGTTGCAAGTTCGTCTAGGTTGCTCATTACATCAGCATAAGATTTACATGGGATATGATCCATTTCAATCTTACCTAAACCATCTTCAACATCTAACATGATTGGGTTTTTAGTTTGTGAAGCCAAGTACGTTTTACCAACAGCAGCTTCTCCATGCACGATTATTCGTGGTGGTTTCTGCTTAGTTTTCTTTCGTATATCAGCTAGACTCATTTAGCCACCTCTACTTTTGACTCACTCTCAACTGCTTCTTGCAATCTTCGTGAATACTCAACCCGTAGAATGTCTAACTTTTCTACTTCAAAATTAGCATTGGCAACAAAATCATTCTTTTGTCGCTCTACCATTGCTAACTTGTTATAAAGTAACTTTTGCTCATCATTAAGATCGTCAAGATTATATTCTGTACCACCCTCTTCAAAGCTAAAAGTAATCGGCTCTTTACTTTCCGTCATTATCTTCTCCTTTATTATATTGTTTATATAAATCGCAGATGCTTCTTGCGTTACACCAACGACAATGATCCCCATATACATATACAGGGTTTTCTTCAAGACAAGCATCAACGCTTGGCTTTAGAAAATCGTATGCCCAATTAACCAAAAACTCAGCACTTGTTGTCCAAGTTTTAATTGGTCCACCACCCCAAGTTGCGCGTGGTTGGACAATAGTAATCTCAACTTCTGTATCTTCGTTACCATATCTTGATAATGCACCTATCGCATAGATCATGGCTTGTTTGTTATGCTCTGGACTTACAGGATATTTACCTGTTTTCAAATCAATTACGCACATCTTATGTGGTGTAATGATTAGCGCATCTGCATAACCATATAAATCTTCTGATATCTCTTGTAATCTAACTTTCTGCTCTACTAATAATTTGCCATTTAATCTTTTTGCTCTGTCTTGCACATAATCTACATAGATTTTTGCACAATCAATCATGTCTTGATCTACTATAATTTCAAACTCTTCAACGAGTTCTGTCTTACCTAACCAGTAATCTTCAAGTGTCACATCGACTAAGAATCCCTTTAAGAGTTGTTCTGTCATACTGTGAATCAATGTACCAACTGCTGCTGGTAAACCAACTTGATAATCAAC